AGGAATATATTCCCATTGAAAAAGTCGCATCACCACCATTCTTAGTGCAAGGATATTTTTTCAATAGTTTATATTGGCATCACAACAGGCAATATCTTTTAGATATGTTCCAACCAAATAAAGAATTGTTAGATTATCTACAGTTAAACTATTCTAATCTTTATAAAGATGGTACAATATCATTACATCTTAGATTAGGTAATGATAATGATTTTATCCAACCTGTCATACCACCAATGGAATGGTATAAAAGAACTTTAAATATGATTAGATATGGTCATCATATTTTAGTATTCACGGATAACCAAAACAAAGCAAAAGAATTGTTAAATGATTTGGATATTCCAAAATCAGATGTTACTTTTATTGATGAAGATCCTCACACTGCAATGTTTATGATGGCGAGATGTGATAAACACATTTTGGCAAATTCAACACTATCTTTTTGGGGGGCGTATCTTGATAATAAGCAAGAAAATAACGATACTTACTTACACGAATCATTTTTCGAGTATCATCCGAGAACAATGATTCCTTATAATAATTGGCAAATTAACTAAAAAAAAACATGGAGGTAAACTATGAAGTGTATTAAATCAATCAAACCAACAAAGAACACCGAAGTCGGACAAATTGTAAGAATTGACGACATCGAAGCAGAATCAAAAGTTAAAACAGGCTATTGGGCTTACGTAGCTAAATCTGAATGGAAATTATCAAGAGGTAAGAAAGCTGTTGAAAAAGCAACCGAACAAGTAACCGATCAACCTACTGATCAAGTAGAAAAAAAACCATATAAGAAAGGTTCTAAATCTAAGTAAAATGAAACAAATTAAAGAAAACTTAAAAGAAGTTATTTTTTTTCTAGTCGTTATGATGTTGCTTCTTTATGTCGCAATAACACCAAACCAAGACGTTGAAAGGGGAAAAGAAGCATTACGTTTAGAACATCTTAAAGATAGTCTTGAAATGGAGTATTATAAAAAAGAACTGAAGTCATATCCTTACGACCACAGTGAAATAAAAGACACAACAGTAATAAAGTAAAAAATGGCAAACGAAATGGTAAACCACCCCAACCATTATGGTGGGGAAAACAACCCATACGAAGTAATAAAAGTATGTGAAGCTTGGGATTTAGATTTGGATGCATACCTTTTCAATGTGGTAAAGTATGTTGCACGAGCGGGGAAAAAAGATGCAGCAAAAGAACTTGAAGACCTAAAAAAAGCCGCATTTTATTTAGACCGTAAAATTAAAAACTTAGAATTATGATTTATTGGTTAACAGGACAACCTGGTGCAGGAAAAACAACTTTAGGAAATTGGTTAATTGCTGCATTAAAAGGGGAAGCGGTTTTGGTTGATGGTGATGATATCAGAGAAATCTTTGAAAATAAAGACTACAGCGAACAAGGACGTAGAAAGAATATTGAGTTGGCTCAAAACATTGCTCACTTTCTAAATAATAAAAAAATGAACCCTGTTGTTTGTTTAGTGTCGCCATATAGAGACCAAAGAGAAAATTTCAAACAAAAAATGGGTAAAGATATTGTTGAACTTTATATTCATACCACAGATATTAGAGGTAGAGAAAGTTATCACGTTTCAAACTATGAACCACCATTGGAAAATTTCATAGACGTTGACACAACAAATAAACCTGAATTCGAAAGTCTTCAGGAAATCGGAAAAAAATTAATATTTTAATGGAAAAAATTCACGTTGAAGGAGACCCTAAATTAAAAAACAACCCTGGTAAACAATACTCAATGTTTATTGGGAGATGGCAACCTTGGCACGCAGGACATAAATGGTTGATTGACCAAAGATTGGAACAAGGTAAAAACGTTTTAATTCTTATAAGGGATATTAAACCTGATGAAAAAAATCCATTCACCGCATTAGAAGTTTCAAAAAATATTAATATGGAACTTTGGGATTATATTAATCAAGGGAGAGTTGTGGTTATGATTATTCCTGATATTGAATCGGTAAACTTTGGAAGAGGAGTTGGGTATGATATTATTGAACACATACCACCACAAGAAGTCAGTGAAATATCTGCAACTAAAATTAGGGAACAATTAAAAGAAGAAGGTAAATTATAATGATAGAAACAAATAAAATAATTCAAGGAAATTGTGTTAAAGTGATGGCTAATCTTCCTGAGTCATGTGTCGACTTGATAGTAACGTCACCACCATACAATGTAGGAATTGATTATGATAGTTATGATGACAAACAATCAATGGAGGACTATTGGCAGTTTACAAAAGATTGGTTGTCTGAGTCTTATAGACTTCTTAAAGATGACGGAAGAATTGCGGTAAACATTCCATACGAAGTAAACGTACAGGATAGAGGTGGAAGAATATTATTCATGTCTGAGTTTTATCAAATCATGAAGAATCTTGGGTTTAAATTCTATGGACTTGTAGACCTTGACGAGAACTCACCACATAGAAGTAAGACTACTGCATGGGGTTCATGGATGAGTCCATCAAGTCCTTATATCTATAATCCAAAAGAATGTGTAATCTTAGCTTATAAAAAAGACCGTATTAAAAAAGTTAAGGGTGAACCACAATGGAAGGGGGAGTTGGTTGATTTAGAACAAGAAGATGGTACAATCAAACAGAAGATGATGTACCAAGAAGAAGATAAGAAAGAGTTTATGAGTTTGGTATATGGTCAATGGGAATATTTTGCGGATACAAGACAACAAACTAAAGCAACATTCTCAATGGATATCCCAATGAAGGCAATCAAGATTTTAACATATAGAAATGATATTGTTCTTGACCCATTTACAGGTAGTGGAACTAGTTTAGTTGCGGCTGAAGTTAGTGGAAGACGATGGATAGGAATAGAATTAAGTGATAATTATGTTAAAGTCGCGAAAGAAAGAGTTCAACACTTTATAGATAAGAATCGACAAATGGAATTAGGTTTATAATAAAAGGGTCATACGACCCTTTTTTTAGTTATATGGATATTTATAAATAAAAGTATACATGGCTGAGATAATCATAAAAGAAAGTCAACTTAAATTAATCAAGGGAGAACTCGCAAAACAAAGTGAAATGAGACTCGCTGAGGAAAAATGGAATAAGTTTAGTGACGAAGAAAAAGAATTTTTAGTTGAGTTTTTAAAGGCAACATATCCCAAAAAAACAAAACTAATAAAGGAATCTTGGTATAATACTTTAGGTGATATTGTTGGTATATTCGACCCAACAGGAGTTGTTGACTTAGTTAATGGTATTTCATACATAAGCCAAGGAGAAAATTTATTCGGGTTTTTATCTATTATATCTGCTATACCATATGCGGGTGATTTAGTTGCAAAACCTGTGATGGGAGCATTAAAATTAGGTAAACCATCGGCAAAGGCACTGAATGGAGTTTTAACCGCCGCTAAAAAAGCGAACACGGCTGAAGAAGTTGCTAAAGTGTCTGCAGATTTGGCAAAACTAAGTAATACAGGTGGAATTACGGGGACTTTTGTTAAAGGTGTTGGAAAAATTGCACCAACTATCAAAAATGTTATTGAAAGAATTCCTGGTGGTTTTGTAACTAGTGGATTAAAAAAGACAATTCTTGGTTGGTTTGAACTATTTGAAAAAGCCGCGGTTTCAGGGAAAGCAGTTAGAACTCAAGGGTCAAGAATGGCTGAATTAATAAAAGGAGTACCAGGTGGCGCTGGAGTTATTAGACTGAGCAAAGCGGACCGAATCAAAGGTTTAGAAGACTTAGTTAAATTATCAAAAGAAACTCCTGGAGTGTTTTCAGGATACAGAACAACTAAAGGTTTGTTAAGTTGGAAAACAGTTTTTGGTGGAATGCCTCAACTTATGGGTAGAAACAAATCGGTTAGAGCCTTAATGAGACAAAGTAAGTGGTGGTTAGGGTTTTTAGATTATATTGGTTTAGGTAATTGGGTTGGGCCTGATGAATTATCTAAAAAATTAGGTGGAGAAGAAGAGATGCGTAGTAAAATGGAGGAATATAATAAAACACCTGACGCAAAAAAGAATTTTGAAGACCAATATGGAGCTACTGACGAGGTTCAACCAGATGAATCAAACACACAATCAAAAAGTTCTAATACAGGAACTAATGTTGATTCTGACCCATTTGCAAAAATGATAAGCGGGTTGTTTAAAGGAGCAATAAATCCAATCCCTGGAATGTAAATTAAATAATATAAAATGGCAAAGAAAATTATAAGACTAACTGAAGTTGATTTAACTAATTTAGTTAAAAGAGTTATTTCAGAACAAAGTGAGGAAAGAAAGTACACTACAGCAGTTCAAAAATTCTTAAACGATAAAAGAATTTTAAATGCGAAATTAGAAGAAGATGGACGAACTGGTCCTAATTCTCAAACTGAGCAAGTGATAATGAAACTTCAAGGAATGTTAGGTGTATATCCAACAGATGGTGTATGGGGACCTGATACAGAAAAAGCTTTGGAAACAAAAAAACCTGAATGGTATAAAATATGGGACTCATATAAACCAGGTTGGTTTTCTTAGTAATGAAAAAATTAATTAAAGAAACAGGATTAAGAAATATCAATGCTTTAAAAGATAGATATCAAAAAGCTGAGATATATTTCCACCAAGACCTTGATGGAGTAACAACAGCAATTGCAATGAAAAAATACCTTGAAGATAATGGTATTGATGTTGTAGGGGCTCATATCATTCAATATGGTGACAAAGAGTTTGCTGTTAAAAAGAATGACGCTCAAGGTGATATTATGCCAGTGTTGGTGGATTTTGCTCATGGTAAGCCTATGTTCGTTATTCATACGGACCATCATGATAGACAAGTAGGTGTTGAAAAAAGTACATCCAAACAATTTAGAGGAGCCCGCTCTAATGTTGAGACAATATCTCAAGTGGTATCACCAAAAGACTTATTTCCATCAGCTGATATATTATTAATTAATACTGTGGATTCAGCGGATTATGCGAAATATGATATTACACCAACAGAAGTTGTTAATTATATCTATAAAGTAGATAAAGATAGTTCACTTCAAAAGAACAAAATGTTATTAGGTTTAGTTATTAATAAACTACTTTTAGCATTTAAAAATAAGCCAGGGTTTTTAGAAAGTTTAGTTATGGACTGTGAGCCATCATTACTTTCAATTTTAAATAAAATTAAGGATTGGATGAAAAGAACCAATTCTGCAAACCCTGAAGAACTACAACAAAACGCAAAAGATTATGCTGAAAAAATGAAGGGATATCCCACGGTATCTGATAACATTATCTTCCAATATGGTGGGGGTAGTATGTTTAAACCTGGGTCTTACGACAGATATACACCATTCAGAAATAATCCTGAAGCAGATTTTCTTATCATGGCATGGCCGATGGGACTTGTTCAAGCTTCTTGTAATCCATTTAAAAAAGAAAGAGAACTTAAAGGGGTTAACCTTGGTGAAATCGCTCAAGAAGTTATAAGCAAATGGGAGGAGCAATTAAAACAAAGAAGTATTCCATTATCTACAATGAAATGGGTTAGTGAAACAAGTGCAGGGCCTGAAAGTGTTGGATTCACATTCAAAGACTTTGACGCTCTTTACGGTGGCAAATTTATGTTCATGGATGGAGGAGAAAAAATTCTTAATCATATTAAAGATATGATGGAAACACCATTCAAAGATTTAACAGAAGAACATAAACAGATGTTAGATAAAATTGGTATTAACGCATGGGATTTAATCCAAGCCAATTCAGGTGGACACAAATGTATTACAAACATATCTGGTTTAAATTATTTAGGTAGGGGTAAAAGACCACCACAAGGACAATATAAATATGATTCTGAAAAAGATGATTCACCTTCAGTTAAGTTTACTAAGATGATTGCAACTGAATTTCAAAACGTACTTAAACAAAAAATTGCTGAGTCTAAAGAATCTTCAAAGGATTAGTACAGGTCGTACTCTACAGAATCACCTGCTAAAATATTAAGTTCTTCACAAGAACCGCCCTCAATTTCTAAAACTATATTACCGTTTCCACAATAAGACGGGCAATCAAATTCATCATGACATGGAGGACAATTACTATGTATATTAACGATTACGTTATTCTTAATGATTAAAATATCCAATGGGATAATACAGTTCTTCATCCAAAAACATTGTTTCTTTCCATTCATAAGAAATAACAATCCGTTAAATGATTCGTCGAAAGTTTTTCCCATCATACCAATAGATTGAGATTCTTTATCGATTAAAGTTTTGACTTTAAAGATATTTTTATTAATTTTAACTTTCATACTTAATAAATATTATAAAAAACAAAAGACTTCGGGAGATTACTTCCACGGACTCACAAAAATTATATTAAAATGATTACATTAATTGGATTCACAATATTAGTACTTGTAGGCGTGATTGGAACTATTAGTATGAATCGTCAAATCAAAAAAATTATTGATAAACTTGACTAACTAATAAAAGTTTATTATACTTTGTAAACAATGGATATATTTATATATTCATGTCCGAAAGGACGAACACCCCAAAACGTTTCACTATTAAAAAAGATTTGACGGAATGAGAATTTTTTCCTATCTTTGTGAAACACATCCCGCAAGTGTGGAGTTTGAGAAAACCCTTATAGCTTGTGGGATTTTTTATCGAAAGTTCTTTAACATTAAAATATTGATTACACCCGCTGGTACAACCAGCGCATGACGTGGATAGGTGACCGTGGGGAAGTGGGAAGTAATCATTTAAGATATATCGCGAGGTAGAGCAGTGGTAGCTCGGAAGGCTCATAACCTTTAGGTCGGTGGTTCGAATCCATCCTTCGCAACTAAATTTACCATAGTGGTATCTGATACTGACAGCTCTTTAGGAGTGATGGGTGTGAAAGCAGATTGAAACGGGTACAACCCAACCCCATTATGGTATATTTAAAAATAGTTAAACTATTTTTCACAAAGTATTTGATTAATTGAAAAGTTATTCATATCTTTGTAAAACAATTGGGAGAGGTTGACCATAGGTTTGTAAAATCGAGGTTTCCTACCCAAAACAAACTTTCAGGTAAAACTGATTGTTTCTTTGACAAACAGACGAATTAGCCAGTCCTATTGAGAGTAGGGGGTCAACAAGATAGTCAGATGATACTATCAAGGAAGAATGAATTCGTTAAAATCATCAGTCAAAAAAAAAGTTTCATAAAAATTTGATAGTCTCAAAACTTTCATCTATCTTTGTGAAACAAATGAAGGAGAGGGGTTGTAAATGTTCCTACTTCGGTGGGTCGTAAAGATTCCTTTCTCCTTCATTAATTTTGAAACACGTTCTTTGAATATAAAATATTTTCTTGAAATATGATGATGATGAGACCCTCGGGTTGATTCTGAGATATAGATAAAGAAATTGGGCGGTCTATAGTCCATAAAATAAACCATGAAAGTGGTATAAAGTGACTTGTTCTTGATTGGAACGGTTGCGGCTTTGGTAACGGAGCTCGAGTAGACAAACGAGATATTATTTGACCTTGAGTACTGAGGGTAACACTTTAGGGAAAGTGGTCGAATAATCAAGCGATGTGGGTCGTTTGGTTGAGGAGGGAACTCCAATAAGAATAACTCGTAGAACTGTTGTGAGAAGTATGGTTATCCAACTATATAATTGCGGAGTTCAATATTAGAGTAGACTTAAAACCGAAAGGTAAGAGTTCGTACAGGTGGTGCTGTTGTTCTCCTTACTCTTCACCTACCAAGGTAGG